CTATACTTGGCGGTAAATACCCGTGGTTGGACTTTCACCAACTAGATGTATGCCATGCGCGGCACACTTAAAAAAAACAATACAATGAAGTATCTCATTGTATTGTTTTAATTTACTTTTTATTGCATTTACCATTTCTAAATGCTGGATTATAGGCATAGTAATTATCACTGTTTAAATGCCCTTTAACGATCTCCAACGCTTCAGCAAATCTTTGATAATGAATAATTTCACGTTCTCTTAAGAAACGAATCGGTTTTTTTATTTCCTCGTCATCAACAAGAGCTAAAATGTTATCATAAGTTGTACGTGCTTTTTGCTCTGCCGCCATGTCCTCCGTTAAATCAGTAATTGGATCGCCTTTAGATTGGAAATAGGCCGCTGTAAAAGGTACATTACTTGCACCTTGTGGATAAATTCCCAAAGTATGATCAACAAAATATTTATCATAACCTTGTGCTTTTATTTGATCAATTGTTAAATCTGTAGTTAATTGATATAAAATGGCACTGATCATTTCAACATGGGCTAATTCTTCAGTACCAAAAAGATATATATAATGTCACTATATTCAAATAAAAAAAGAGATAATAAGTTTTATCTCTTTGCGCACGCTTGTATTTCTCCATTAAATTTTTCTAATTTATCTAAAATATCATAAAAGCAGTCGGGATAATCATTTTTTAAATCACCTATCAACTTGTTAAAATCAATATTAGCTTTATAAACAGTTGTTTGCTTGTGCGAACGAATAAAGCAGTCCTTAGTCAGTCTCAATTTATCAAAATTTTCTACTTTAATTTGCACATCATATCTTGGATCATAAAATCGGCGATTTAGGAGGGTTGATACCGGTAAAACTGTATACTCGGTATCTTTTCCAATTGGTTCTGCAATAATTAAAACTGGTCTACTTTTATTACGTTGACTCTTTGTTTTAACATCATAAAACTGTAATACTGATGGATATATTTTTCCTACATAACTCATGAAGCACCCTCTTCATAATCATCGAATTCATCATAATACATTCCCCATGTATAATCAAATGGTCGAACTTTTTCAGCATCCTTTTTTATATCATCAAGATTTAATTTTCTATTACCTCGATCATTTGGATTTAATCCCATCCTACTATTACGCCATGAAATTTCCTCATGAGAAAGATTTCTTAATTTCCATGATGCTAAACCACCATATTCGGCAAGCACATTTCTGACAATTCTTGCATCATCTTCAATTAATTCATTTGTACTATAATTAATACCAAAATCTTCCTCATAATACATTCTTACAATCGGTGACACTGGGCCGTGAACCCATCCTTCTAAACTATCATTGAATAATTGAACTCCCTTTATAGCAAAGGACTCTCTTTGACAAAAGTAAATTAACTTTTGAAGTTTCAATTCATCAATCTTTTCACCTGTCTCTCTCTTGTATTCATCATAAATATATTGAGCGACATTCAAAACGTTTTCCATAATCAACACCTCCTTGATTATAATCGTTAATGTTATCTTATACAAAACTATACTTTTTATACATTGAAATGTGTGTTTCAATACACATCATTATAATACAGTCTAAGCTCAAAATAGTCAACATTCCACATGAAATATAAAATCGCTTAAAATTAATATAAATCAATATTGCGAATATAACAGTCGATATAACTTGAATTATTAATAAGAGAATTACTATAATATATTTTGAGGTGTTAAATATGAATTTAAAAGACAGAAAACTGCAAGAGGCAAAAACAAAATTAAAGGTACTGGAAGAAAAACTAAAATTCTTGGAATTCTCTAATTTACAGGATAAAGAAGAAAAAATAATAGACTGTAAACATGCAATAGAAAAACAAAAACGTATAATACGAAATGTCGAAAGTTATTATTAAAAGATACAGTGTCATATTTTATGGCATTGTTTTTTTATTTTTAATAAAAAATTTCCAAAAAATAAAAAAAGCCTAGATCAAATTATGATACAATCCCACTAAAGTAGACAGATGAAATAATTAAAATTTCACTTATCTATGGAGGTGGGATTTTATATGGGAAGAAAACCTAAATATTCGAAAGAATTAAAAGTAAAAGTATGTAAAGATTATTTAGATGGTGAAAAAAGTGTTAATCAGTTACTCCAAGAACTTAATTTAAAAATTAGTGATAATCCAACAATATATGACTGGGTTAATAGATATAGGATTCATGGCGAAACTGCATTCGATGTAAAGAAACATAACAGATCATATACAAAAGGATTCAAGCTCAGGGTTGTAGAAGAATATCTACTTATAATCGGGCATAATAAAAGCCATCAGCATTGATATAATGTGATGGCTTTTACAGAATTTTAATTATTTACCGTGTCCACTTGACTGGGGATGTATCATTAGACCTAGGCTTACTTTTTATATATTTAGTTTCTATTATATGCTCAGTATATCCATCAGTTATAACAGCAAATAATGTATAACATTTTTTCAACTGCCAAATACGATTTGAATTAATAGGTTTTTTTGTTTTAAAATCAACTGCATTAACAGTTATATAAACTTCACTCATAATAAACTCCCATTTGATTTTGAAGTTCTTCAGACAATTCAAAATATTTTTGGTACTGAGATTTATAATAATCTCTATCACCTTGAGTGTCCTGCAATTCCTGATTTGTTAATTCTAAACTGTTTTTTAGATTATTAATTTGTTGTTCCTGATAAATGGCAATACATCCAAAAAACAAAGCTATGATAGTTATAGTAAAAACTATCATTTTATCTAATTCTTTTTTAAACATATTACTATACCTTTTTTAGATAATCGCCACTTACCCATCCGCTAGGAATACGAGCAAATCCGTTTTTCCATTCTTTAACAGTAACACGAGTACCCTTGTTTAGACATCCGTCTTTATCATAATCATGTTTTTTTGCATCAACTGTTAATTCATTATATGTTTTTCTTCTATAATTTTCTCCAGGACCAGTACGAACACTTAAATCATTGGCAGTTACTTCATATGTTCCTAGTGATTTTGATGCATTAGAGGGCTTATTTTGGCTTGTAGAAGAACCATTAGAAACAGCTTCACTAGAGATATATCTATTTCCATTGTAATAAGCTGCTAACCATCCTGATGGTGTTCTGATCCAAATATCATCACCATTTTTTGCAACTTCTAAGCATGAAACTCTAGTACCTTTATCTAAAGCCCCATCTCCATCAGCATCATGTTTTCTACCGTCTACAGTTAATTCACTGTGAGATTTAGCTCTATAGTTTGTACCAGCTCCTGTTCTGACTTTCAGTTCAGTTTGTAATGTATAAGTCTTACCAGTTGTATATCCCTCACTGGTTTGTGGTTGAATAGGTTTTACAGTATTACCATAACTAACATCTACATTACCATTTGCAATATAATTAGCAACATCAGCTCTGAAATCATTCATTGTATATCCTACAAACTTCCACCAGTGATCTGGATCACCGTGATTAGAAGCAACACCCTGTGAATGACCTTCTTTATGTGAAATAATGTCATTAGCATTTAATCCATACTCTTTACATAAATAAGCATATAACTCAATCATATTTTTAATAGCAGCATCAAAATACACTTTATCTGAATAATCAGCAGGTTCACACATTTCAACGCCAATCATATTGTTATTGCCTGAACCATTAGAACCTGAACCGCAGTGCCAACCTCTATAATTCCATGGCAATGTTTGAATAACCTCTTTATCATCTACAAAAGCATGAACACATACCTGTCTATCAGCAGGTCTTGGAGTATTCCATGCTTCTGCAAAACCAGCAGCAGACACATTAGGACACGCAGTAGAGTGTAGCATTAACTTTATAATGTCAATAGTTCTGCCTGCTTTATAACATTCATTGTTTACTAAAAAGTTTTGTTTTATTTCCATTTTTCATTCTCCTTCTGTAATAAAAATAAGAGCAGTATTCAACCACTCTTATTTTTCTAATTTATCAATTCTATCTTCATGATTTTTAAGGATATATTTATGTTCATAAAGAACTTTATCCGTCATATTTTGTTGTTGGGCTATATCATTGATTCTTTTTTCACTCTCTACGACATTACGATTCAAATACTCCATATTGGAATTTAATTTCGTTATATTAGAATTAAGTTTTAAAATCGGTGCAACAATAACTGCTAAGCCGCTAATTGCACCAAATAATAATACATAGAATTCACCTTGTGACATTGGAACATCCACTATTCTTTCGCTTTTTTATATTGGCTGGTTGAAATCATTAATAAAGCACCTAAGAACGCATTAATCGCAGTGATTGTACCAACGATTTCTTCTCCAAATGGTAACCCCCAAATCCCTGCAAGTGCAAAATACAACGTTCCAACTGATGGCAATACCACCTGTGCCACATACTTTAACAAATCATAAGTTTTGTTATTTAATTTCATTTTTTCTTTCCTGGTATATTGTAATTGACTTATTTAACTGTCAATTATGTATACCTTTTCCTTTCGCTAATTTTTGTTTAGAATTGAATTGTGAATGTGTACTTTTGTTTTACTTTCCTGTAGCTCTCTTTCTCTATATATTTACAAAAAACGATATTCCACTTAAACAAATAAACGTTCTTGTCGTGCTTGTCGTCTTTGTATAATCGGTTATAAGACCATTTCGTCCAACTTGGATGTTTACATAGTCTTTTTGATTGAGGGCGCACGCGAAACGATTAAACGCCCCCGCACTTGGACGATAACCAACGGGTAATTCACCAATCGTTGTTGGTGCGCTTGCCGTTCCGTCAACTAAACCTCTTAAATAGACAACATTTCCAATTCGTCTATATTGGGGCTTGTCGGTATCATATTGATAAGACCACCCCGAATTTAACGTCAAATCAACCCAACCCGTATCAACGATTTTTTTGTTTATCTCTTGAATCGAAAAATCAAACGAATTATTCGTTTCTTCGAATCGTGCATTCATAGATTCTTCAAGTTGTATTTGTTCTTCTTTTGTGACGTATTTCTTTGACACACTTGTCATGATACCTGATGAAGTCGCTTCAATCTGCGCTGTTAATCTTCTTTCTGTTTCGACAATTGAATTTCCTATGTTTGACAAGTCTTCACCAATATTCACAGTAACCTTATCAACAATATTTTGTTCTTGACTTGAATTTTGTTCGGTGAACGTTTTATAAGTCATCCCAAGTGTTAATTTGTCATTTTGGGGCTTTAACAAGTTCAATGACAATTTCGAAACGAGAAAATAAGCATCTAAATTGTGAGGTTTACTCTTTACCTTAACATTTGCACCGATTTGAAATGAACCAATTTCTTTATTTACATATGATAAGTCGACCGCATTCAAAGTAATTTGAGCCGACAACATAATTGCGCTTGCTAAATATTCTTGTGCTTTTCTCAAAAGATTATCGGCAATGGTGACATCATCCCAAATTTGAGTTTTAAAGATTCGACCATACGTTTCGACAGCTTCATCATTTTGAATATAATCTAAACCGTCATTTACACTTTCGATTGTCAATCTCAATCCCGTGTCGTTTCCTTGTTCATCCTTGATACTTGCTCCAAGTGGAATGATACCCGTGATTAATTCATCACCTTTGATTGCTTCTTCGAACGAAATCATGTTTTTTCCGAATTCAATTTCTTGTGTTATCAATCCATCAAGTTCAGCCAAATAATCAATGTAAACACCATCGGATTCGTAACGTACAATCAGATACCCCCCTAAAGGTTCGATTAATTTTTTGTTGATTGAATCCCACGTTGTCAAATACTGCGTATCGCTTCGATTAATGTAGTCATTTGGGTCAACAACTGTCACTTGACCGACTTTAAATTGATGTTCCATGTCAACTTGTGCGTTGTGATTCGTAATGAATTGCGTGAATAATCCTTCAACACTCCCCGTGTAATTATAAGGACGTTGAATCGAATCAATTAAAAACGCTAATTCACTTTCGCAAACAACTTTCTTTTCGTTATAAAATCCTCTAGTGTCGTTTAAGATTCGACCACGAAAAACAATTTTATCGTTTCGATAAACTTTCATAAGCGATTTTAATTTTTTTAATTTATTAAAGTGCTTGTGTTTTGGATAAATAGTAAAATTAAAAGAACTCACTTTGTTCAATTCCGAATCAATCTTCGCATTAAACAATTTGAGTTCTTCACGTTTTCCATCATATAAAAGGGAATTATCACAATATACTTTATACATCGTTATAACCCCCTTTCTTGATATTCAATTGTCAATGTTGCGTTTCCTTCAACTGTTAAAAGATTCTTACCTTCTTTTAAAACAACATCATCCAATGTATATTTGCCACTATCAATCGAATAAATTTGACTTCCAAATGTAATTGTCAATTGTCCGTTCGATTTGAAAAGTGGAACAACGCTTTTTCTTAAATTCAACAAAACAAAATCTTTTCTTGTTGTGATCTGTTCGGTAATGACTGTTACATATTTTTTGTATTTGTACGGTTCACAATCGCATTCAATAACGACTTTTCCAATGTTTCTGTCGCTTTTCCATTGGTTTACATTGACACGTCCCATGTAATAAAACGTTGGGTCGTCGTCAAGAACAATTTTCATCATTTTTCCGTGAATCGCGTTTTGGATTTTCGAAAAGTGATTCAAAAATTCGTCCATTGAAACGTTTAAAGTTGAAAATTCAAATTTTAATTTTCTGTTCTTATATTTTACTTCGCCAAAATAATCGGTTAAATCAAAAACACCGTCCATCCCATCAATCTCAACCGTAGACGTTTTAATTTGCGGTGATTCGATTGTTTTATTAGAGAGAACAAGGGAAAAGTCGCGATAAGAATAATATTCACCAAACAATATTTCTTTCATTATCTACCTCTCCCCTTTCCTCTATTGATTTCTCCAAGTTCTAAATCCATGCTTGGGGCTATTCGCCCAACAAGTGTTCCGTCGTCTAAAACAATAGGTCTATCCATTTTAGTAACGATTTGTGGTATGAAATCGCTCAACAAATCAATTAACTTTTGAATATAATAATTGTTATTTGCGTTTTCTTCTTTTACCGCTTGACGAACATATCCAAGTAATACGTCAATAGGTGCGACGGCTTCCGCTCCCGCTTCCCCAACGCCTTTTAAGCCATGAGCAGTCGGGAAGATAGTTGGTTCATCGAAAATACCACCTTTAGCATACCAGTCAATTCCTAAACTTGGGATTTTACCTTTCAGCAAATCACCGATCCCCCACCCTTTAGGTTTTATGCTAAAGTGAGGTAATGGAATCTTTGGCCAGCTAATTTTGAAATTGAAAAATCCTTTTATAGTGTCGATGATCCCTTTAATTATTCCCTTAGCCGTTTCAATCGGGCTAGTGATTGCATTTTTAATTCCGTTCCATACACTTGATGTAACGCTCTTGATTCCGTTCCATACTCCTGAAACAGTTGATTTAATACCGTTCACAGCACTTGAAACAATGTTTTTCGCTACATTGATTGCTCCCGAAATAACACTCGTGATTCCGTTCCAAATAGTAGAAGTTACGTTTTTAATGCCCGTCCAAATTCCATCAATGAATGACTTAATAGAATTGAAAATATTAACAATAAAATTCTTAATTCCCGTAACTACATTTGAAATTCCCGTTTTAATGCCATTCCAAATGTTTATCGCTGAATTCTTAATCCCAAGGAAAACGTCATCAATTTTTGTTTTTAATTCATTTCCTAAATTAGTAACGCTTTCTTTTAATGACGTCCACGCATTCTTGATTCCCTCTTTAACACCGCTAATTAAATTTTTTCCTAAGTTCCACCAATTGATGGCGTTCCATACTGCGAAAATAGCTTCAACAATCTTTGGAAGGTTTGCAATTAAATCGGGTATTGCTCCGATAATTCCTTTTATAAGTTCCCAAATGATTTCAGCGCCTTTCGCGAAAATAGTGGTCATTGATTGTGAAATCGTATTTGCGAAATTGATAATAATTTGCGGTGCTTTAGCGATTAATTCGGGTAATGAAGCGATTAAGCCTTGAACGATACTTTTCAACATTTCCATTCCCGCGCTAACAAGTTTTGGGACGTTTGCCAATACCGTTTCGGAGAAACCTAAAATCATGTCAAGTCCTTTAGAAATGACTTGAGGTAAATTCTTTTTAATTTCTTCACCGAATTTTTTCATCATCGTTGACGCTTGTTCAACGAATTTTGGAATTTCTTTTTGAACACTTGTAACCAAGTTACTAAATATTTGCGAAAATCCTTCACCCAAACTATTTGCATTTTTTAACGTGTCGGTAACATATTTAACGCCGTCCCCAAAACCTTTCATAACGGGTAAAACCGCTTGAAGTACGGGTGTACCAATGACAGCTTTAAATTGTCGCCAATGCTCGGTTAAATTTGCTTGAACGTTAGCGTATTGGTCAGCTTCTTTTGACGCTTGTCCCGTCGCACCCGACATTTCATACATTTTTTTAGCATATTCAAGACGTGTTGCTTGTTTTTTAGCTTCGTTTAAGTTAGCCCATTCTTTAGTTTCCTTAACGATTCCTTCTTTTACTGCATATGAAGCTAATTGTGTGTCATTTGCGAATAATCCAATAGCTTCACCACCTTCATATGAACCGTTAATGAATGAGTTTAAAGCGCTCATGGAATCTTCAAGTGATTTATCCCAAAAGGCGCTCGCGTCACTAGCAAGCATTAAACCATCACTCGCAAGTGTTGTCGCTTTATCGATGTCATAACCTAAACCCTTAAATTTCGCCGTCATAGACGTCATATAAGGCGTTAGACGTGTACTCACAACACCCGTTGCGTTAGCGATTTCATCTAATTTATTTTGGGCGTTGTCACTGTAATCACCCATGATTTGCTCAAACGCCGACACTTCCGCGCTTACCGTTGCGCTTGCGTCGACAATGCTTTTTCCGAATTCAACAATTTTATCAACTGCCAAATAAGTAACAATAGCCGTTCCGATTTTCTTGAACGCGTTCGACATCTTTCCTTCCGCATCTTCGGCGTGTTCGGTTGTTTCGTCGATGTCTTCTTGTGTTTCTTCAACACCATTTAAACCGATTGTTCCAAATAATCTAAATAATTCCATATATTCACCCCTCTTTCTATATCTGCGGGTTAAAATTATTTAAAATATTCATAGATTCGTTTATTGTCGTTTCGACATTTTGATTGTCAACGTCTGCAATTTCGTTGTTCTCCATGACTTGCTTTTTAAATTCTTCGAAGCCTTTATTGAAGACTTTACGAAGCCAATAGTCATAAATCTTTTCTTCATTTCGAATGTCGATAAATTCAAGAATGAATTCGAGAAATCTTCCCGTTGCAATCAGATTGTCAAACAACAAAAAAGGATTTGCATATCTTTTAAATAGCAAATCCATGAATTTTAAATCACCTATTTGAACAATCTTGAAACAACCCCAAAAAAATCTTTAAATTCATCCTTTTGGATAACGTCAACAATCATTTCAAAGAAAGTAACCATTGACATTTTTTCTATATCCTTTCTTTTTAAATTACTAATTTGCGCCAAGAAATTATAGATTTCATCCTCACACTTTGGAACGTTCTCAACGATAATCGAAGCAACATCGAAAGCAATATTCATTCCAACAATTGAGGTTAATTTATCCCCATCAACGTCACCTTGTTCACTTACAAGTTGACCAACCAATTGAGGGTCAAAGCATTTTTTAAATTCTCCGATTCCAAACTTAGAAATAATTCTAAACATCGGGAAAACGTCTTTTGATGTCAAAGTTTTTAATTCATATGGTTTTGTTTCATTCATGTTCTAATTCTCCTTTTTATTTTGCTTAAGCAGTTGGATAATAAATGTGATAAGGTAACGTGTCGGCATCTGCGCTTAAATTTGCGTAACATTCAAATGTTAATTTTAAAACCGCACTTTCTTTGTTTTTACCTTCAATTTCTAATCCGCTAGTGCATAGGGCGTTATCAAAAATAATGATGATTGGTTGACCGTCTAAAGTTTTACCAACGTAACCTAAATTTTTGACGTAGTCGCCTTCTTCGATTCTATTTTTAGAAACGATTTCGCTATATCCCGTTTTATCTTTGCTATCGCCATCTTTGGCGACTAAAGCCATCTTTAAAAGTTCGGGTGTAACTTCAATAACGTTCGTTTCCATTGAAGCCGTTTCCCCCGTTTTGACTGTCAATCCTTTGACTTTGACCAAAGCTCCATCGACTTCGACGTCAGTTAATTCGGGTTGAATAGTTAGTTTTGTTCCCCCGCTAGTAGCACCGACCAATGATTCTTCGAAATTCCATTTGTCAGTTTTAAAAGTCAATCCCTTATGAATTGTCCCCGCTCCTAACATAATGTTTTTGGGTGTTTTTTCAGTAATCCCACTTGATTTGAATTCATCACCTAATGCCATTTAGTTCACCTTCCATTCTTTGATTTGTAAGTTTATTTGCATTCTCTTTAGTTCCATATCATCAACGGGAACAATAAGAGAATTCATATAAAAAATCGCAATGCCATTGTCGTTCGGCAAAATTGCAATTTTATCTTTAAATAATTGTTCAATTTTTTCTTTATCTTGTTCTAATTCCAACCAAGAACCTCTTGTCGTTCCCGTTAGAATAAATGTTGTTTCTTGTAATCCATCTTCATTAACGTTTTCAATTTCGTTGTACTCACCAACCCAATAAGGATATGGGACGGGGTTTGAAGTCCATTGACCGAATTCATAATTTATCAATTCCAATTGTTCTTTGATAAATCTCAACGATTCAATTGTCATCGTAATTGCTCCCTTAACTTTTCCGCTAAAACACGACCGATAGTTGATTTTTTCGAATCAATTGCTCTTTGCAATGCCCGTGACGGCGTTTTTCCGCGCGTGAAATGCCATTTTCCATAAATATCTTGATATTTCCAACCGCCTTTTCGACCGTCACCGTGAACCGCATATTCACCCGTTCCGAATTCTTCCCAAATAGAGTTTTCCAATGGATTTCCAACAACGGCTTCAAATTTTGCATTGTTAACACTGTGCGTCCACGCTCCCTTTGTTTGCGATGTATTAAAACGTGCGTTTCGTTTTGCTTGGGCTTCGATTTCTCCGCTTGCTTCTTCAAGGAAATTCAAGATTCCCTCATTGAACGCGTTAATCACTCGAACTCTATTGTCTTCGAACTGAACACTATTTGACATTTTGACCACCTACATATTTTAAATAGATTTCGAAATGCTTGTTCATATTCATTGGGTTATCAATCAACATGACATCGTAAATGTAACCGTCAATAATCATTCTGCTATTTTCCGAATTTACTTCCTTGTCAAGTTCAACATAATCGCAAATAAAAACGTGAGTTGATTCTTGAATTTTCGCGTTGTAGTTCGAATAGTTCGAATCTCCACTTGATAAATCGAGAAATCCTTTTACCTCATGAATAGTGTCCCACGACGAAATGTTTTCCCCAATTTCATTTTTGACGCTTGATTTTAATTGCAATTCAGCAACGATATTGCCACCAATCATGTTAAAATCTCGCTTTCTTGTAAGGCTCTAAAAAGCCTAATAATGATTTTGGGAATCCCATTATTGAATCGTCGCCATCCATGTTGAAATATGTCACCGAATGTCGTGAAATTGTTTCGCTTTTGATTCCCACTTTGTCGCGGTTCTCAAGTTCCCATTTCATCATGTTCACAACGCCCATTTTGACGTCTTGCGGGTACTTTATTTTTGTAATAAGTATTTTATCCTCAATTATTAAAACGTCGTTTAAAATCAAATTTTGACCGCTTTTAGACTTAATGTAATACACACCGTCGTTATATAACGATTGTGATATTTGAATAGTGTCATTTTCGTTTAAAAGTGGCGTTTCAAGATTTATTCCACCGTCAACAACATTAACAAGAAATCTAATTGAACGAATTTGAAAATTATTGTTCGTATATTTGCGAATGAGTAATTCGAGGGCTTGAAGTTTTCCTTCAAGCACCTCGTCACTCTCATTAGTTGAAATATAAGATTTGAGTTCTTCGACCGTCATTATCACGGTAAATCACCCCTTTCTTATTTTTTGAATTTAGCAAGAACAACTTTTGCTTCATTCGTTAGAGCAACACCATAATATTTTGAAGATACGATTTCAGTTAATTGTGTTCTTTGTTTGAATTCGCTAGTTGTAGCAGTATCTTTCTTTAAGAAGATTGTTAAAGCTGGCAATTCATCTTCTGTGTATTCTGTTTCAGGTGAATCAGCTTCCATTTTGATAACGGGGTTGACAAAATATTCACTTGAAACGGCTTTTACCTTGTCGCCAACTTGTAGCACTTCGAAACAATTTGGTTGGATTGTTTTTAAATGTTTACTTGTTCCGTTTTCATTTTGACTATCGGCAACGATTGTAATAGTTCCCGTTGCGTTATCTTTGACGTACTTAATTAATCTAACTTTTTTAGATTTTTTCACCCAACATCCCGCAATTTTACCGATTGCACCATTGACCGCAACACCCGCTTGGAATTTATCAGCGCTCAAGAAATCAGCATCTTTTAATAATTTGCTTTCTTGTGTCGGATGGATAAACATAACTTTTTCGATTCCGTCTTCTTCATCTTCAAACTTTGTTACCGCGTCAACAATTCCCGCATATGCGATTTGTGCCGTTGCGTTATCAACAATATTTTTTGAAGTCATAACAACGTCTAAAACGTCATTGTCAACTTTTCCCGCGATTGATTTTGCTAATTGTGATTCAGCTTGACCAATTGGGTTTCCTAAACCGCTTAAACGTGCTTCTTCCGTGATTCCTACCGCTTTCATTGCTTTTTTAATTTTGAAAGTAGTTGATGAAGCAGTTAATTGAGACAACCCAACTTCCGCCCCTTCTGCAACGTCTTCGGCATCACCGATATAATTCCAACTTGGTACGGTTTTAGTGTCCCCTGGAACTCCTTGTAAAGTTGTATCAACTTTCGCATAAGGTGTGATTTTTAATAACGCTTCGATTTTTGCGTTAATCATTGCCCCCATAACTTGTGGATTAATCATTTTTGCTAACATTGTTTCATTTGCCATAATTTATTACCTATCCTTTCATTAATTCTTCAAATGCTTCGGGGTTTTCTTGAGCGAATTTTGCTCTTTCCCCGTATGGTTTCTTTAAGAATTCCGCTTTTGTTAAACCGCCGTTTGGTTCATGTGGGTTGTTAAGTTTATGTTCTTCGATTTTACGTTGAGAACTTCCCTCGAATTGATTTGGGAATTGTGTTTTTAATCCCGATAAAGTGTCTTCCCATCCTTGAATTTTTCCGTTTTCATCAAGTTTAACTTCGCCTTTTTCTTTTAATTTGAAAGTCATATAATCAATGTCCGTTGCTTTTGCTTCTAACAATGCGACTTTGATTGCACTTTCCAATTTGGTTTGTTCCAATTGCGCTTGCAATTCTTGAACTTGCCCTTCGTAAGTTGTGATTTTTCCTTGCAAATCTTCATTTCCTTTAGTTGATTTCTTTAAATCAGCAATTAAATTGTTCGCTGTTTCAAGTTCGTTGTTTTTACCGTCCAACATCGCTTGTAAGGCGTCATATTTTCCTTTGCCGATATATTCGCCCGTTCCTAAATTTGCAATTTTGATTTGATGTTCCTTATTTGCTTCATTGCCGTTGAACGCGTTCACCTTTTCAGCAACTTTCGCGTATAATTCATCACCTAAAACCTCTTTTAAAAAATCCATCTTTCTTTCTCCTTCTTTGTTTACGTCTTTTAATCGTGGTATCTCCCACAAACAACGTGCAGTTTAAATGACATACACAAGGTCAAATTGTCACTTTAAATGTCATGACTAGACAAAATAAAAAACACGTCTTAACGTGTTAAATCTTCATGTCCTAATTCGATTAAAATTCGCTTAACTTCTGCTTTTAACGCTTGGGGTACTTTGTCATATGTTAATTTTTCATCTAAAATACGATATACTAAAAAGTTAGC